TCGCCCTTCAATTCGTAGTAAGCAGCAAAATGAACAAACTCCGCATCGGTTAATTCCGTACGAAGTCTGCTCACTGTCATTCCTAGCTCGCAGGCCAGATGAAACTCAAAAAAGAGCCAACTATCCTGCGCTAGTCGTTTTTTGCTTCTTTGAGATCCTCGTCGCCGCCAAGGCCAAACAAGAACAGCTCAACTTCATTCAATACTGACTCAGGCAACTGACGTTGCAGCTTCGGAGCATCAGCAGAAGCAAACGCTTTGGTTCCGTCCTCAAGCTCTGCCTTTTGACAAAGCATGTAAGTGCTGATGTCTAGAGCTTCATCGCTTTGCGCCATTGTCTGGGCAACCTTGCGATCTGCTCTTGTGATCGGGCTGAAATACAAGTCAACGACAGAATCACCCGCCGCATTCTTCAAAACAAACTTACGGCGTTGGTTGAGGTCAAACGCCCCAACCAACAAATCAACCGTGCGAGTCTTTGACGCTGACATTCAGCAAACAAAACATGTATGCCCTAAAGCATAATGCAAACGGCTCAATTACTCCAGATTGCCAGTGATTGCACCGCTAGTCACAAAGCTGCAACTGACAACAACAAGGTCACCAACATTAGAGCTGATTTCCATGTCAGTAATGATGCCCGCAAAACTTACGGAATCAGTGCCGCTAGTTGTGCCAGTAGTAAACAGCTCAAAGGTAGCGTCAGCAGGATCCGCAGCGGTCAAAACGTCCTCTAAGAAACCAGCCTGGCCGGTTGCGTCAGGGTCATAGACCAGCTCAACGGTGCCAGAACCTGAAATCATGCTGCCAACAAAGCTGCGGAAAGTATCACCGTGCTTTGAAGTGTCCAGCGTTTCTTTGGTTGTGGTCAGGCTCCAGCTGCGAGTTCCAACAATGGTGGCATTGCTAGAACCTGCTGCGTCAAACTGAACGGCTCCTTGTTCGCCTCGGATTGTAGCCATGGTCAGAGTTCCTCGATAAATTCAAAGGTCACACGGACCTGAGTTTGAAAGTAGCCCTCGGGAACTGGTGAAGCCAGAACCGCTGGGCCGTTGGCTGCGTCGAAGAAAACCCCCGACACTATGACCCTATTGTAAAGGTCACGGATGCGTTTTCCAATGACATAGTTGGCCCCAGGGCCAACACCTTTTGGGGTAAAGATGCTGACAAGCAACAAACCCACGACGCGGTTTTGAGAGTTAGTCGTAAGACCTTGGCTTAAATACTCGTTAGCGCCAAAGCTGACAAGGCATTGAACCCACGATGAGTTTGGACTTGGCTCATATGCCATGTTGTGAAACACGACAGGAAGGACTGGAGAGCTTGCCAGTTCTGTAGCCAACCGGCTTTCAATGGTTGATCTAATCGTGTTGCGGCTAATTACTGGCATGGCTAAAGCTGCTCAAAAACGTTGAAAGGCACGCTTATAGCGGTTTGAAAAAACGCCGATGGCTGCGGGGCTGCTATTACGCTTGGTCCCGATAATGGACCCAACTGAATACCTTCGAAGATTTCGCGAGTGCAAAGACTGCAAATTCGATCAGCCAACTCATAATTGGCGCCTGGTCCTGTCCCTTTTGGAGTGAAAACGTTCGCTTTGACGGTGCCAAAAACTTGATTCAAAGCATTACTTGCTAACCCCATTGTCAAGTAAGAGGTTTGATCGAACGTCACTAAGCACTGAACAAACGAATCATTTGGCGTTGGCTTGTAGTCTTGATTGTAAAAAACAAGAGGAGTAAGCCCTGGCTCAACTGATTGAGTCACAATGGTTAGACCGTTTTGACTTATGAGGATGTCACCGCTTTGAAGTGCAATTTTTGCGCCAAAGCCAACAATGAAATGCGTTTCAATAGCTGCCCGAACAGTGTTGAGATCTACAGCAGCCATTAGCCCCTCCTGACGATTTTTTGATATTGCTGTTGCGCCCAAGCTTCAAGCTCTTTGCCAATCAGCTCTGGGAAGCCGGGTCTAGTCCCTTGGCGGGTTCTGAACTTGCCTCCCCATGATGCAGGCAAGTTGGTGCCATAGCAAACCGGCTCTGCATACTCCATGTTGTTGGTCACTTCGCCAACATAAGGCTCAATTTTGTTTTGCCATGCGCCTTGAAGGCGTCCAGTATCAACCGGGGTTTCTTGTATGACTCGTCCCTCCCATTCAAGCGTTGTAGCTTTTACGAGCTTACGAATCTGCCCGTCCATGTGGTTGCCGATCTGGTTTAGCGGGATCTGACGCGCCATGGCTATGCCCTCAAAATCAGTTCGTGGGTGATTGCCTCATTATCCTGCTCATTCGTTTCAACGCGAATGATTTGATGGACAACTCCGCCGATCACAACGCGATCTTTTGTCTCAGGAGCAGTGGTTAAGTCTTTTGCCGCAACAGTTAGACGCTTGTCGCTAGCTTGAATAAGTTCATTCACCTCCCGCAGATTTACATCCTCAAGCACTCCCTTGATAACTGCGTCGCTGGTTGTTTCAGCAATCACGCCCGTGGTGGCGTTATAACTGCCAGCCGAAACGTAACGCATAGTCACATTGCCCCCGAAACGGGTAACCACCTTGGCCGCAACTTTTTTTAGTGAGCTAGCAAGTGCCATTAGATGCGATAAGCGATGCACGCTCCGTTTTGGAGCTGAATACTGGTAAACACTCCAACGATATGGAAACCCGCTGGCATGGTTTCACCGTCCAATGAATTGCCTGTGTAGTTCTCGCTAACTAGCGCCGTAATATGCGTGCTTTCGTAAAAATCAATATGCTTGAATCGACCAGTATGAGCTGCCGTGTCAGTAATGACCTCAGCTCCTAGCGTGTAATCGATTCCAATGTCGCCCTGTCCAAAACCTTTTGACATGATCAGAGCCTGTAAGCGATAACAGTGCCGCTAGTAAGAGTAACGCTTGTGATTACTCCACAGATTTCAGCCGAAGCACTAACAGGAATTGAGGAAAGCGTGTTGCCTGTAATATCTTCAGCCACCAAGGTGGCAATCACGGAATCTTCAAGAGCTACAACTTTTCCAAAGCGTCCAGTGTGTGCCGCAGTGTCGTCTATAAATTCAGCGCCTGGATAGGAATAGCCCATGCTTAGCTCCGTTTAATAGCGATGTTTCCTGGTCCGCTAATTCTAAGCCCTGTGAGATAGCGTTCAAACAATGGTGGCACGCGATCTGCGCCAACCGCTCCAGTTTTGTCAGGCGTCACGCTCAGGCTGCCAATACTGACGCTTTTGTAATCCTCAAGACCGCTCAGGCCAATGCCGTCTTTATTGCTGTTCAGATAAATTGCCAGCACTACCTGAGCCCGTTTGATCTGGTCAGGGATTTCTGTGTCGGTGAAATAATCGTCAGAAATGCGAAAGGGAAAGCCCGTCGCGTAAGTGTTGACATAAGTGTCAGGCTTACGAACGCCAGTACGCGGCCACTGCAATGCCTGCGTATCTGTTGCCCGTGCGCCTAGAAATCTTTCGCGATCAAGTCGCTGCGTTGCCGTATAAAGAGCCCGATTTTTTTGGTCATCAGACGCGCTTTCCCATGCAACGCTGTCGTCGTCCTCAACCATGCCGTCAACAATGTCCTGAGCGTCACTCAGCGTCAAGTAGCTGTTTGCGCTTGCGCTGCCTACTGTTGCGTCGATCGTTACTGCCATCAGCCTTCACTGTTGATTTCTTAGTTGCGGGCTCTTCAGAAGCGGAGGCCACTGCTGTAGCGGCAGCAGCAGCCTCACGTTCTTTTGCTCGCCTAAAAGCGAACAAACCCATCAGGAGCTAGCGCCCTTTAGAGCTACGAAAGAAACAACGATTGCTTCTCCCAATGAACCTCCGGACAGGTTTGCAACCGTGATCGCGAACGAGCCATCAGCAATTGTGTTGGCTTGAACGAGATAGGCTCCAGCAGTTCCGGCGGAGCTGTGGTTGACCACAACAACGTCAGTAGCTGCGACTTCGCTGTTTGTGACAGCAAAGGTCACCTCAGCAGCAGCCGCCAAAGCAGCGTCGTCCAAAGTGATTTGGCCTGAAGCGGCGTTCAGAGTCACGCCTGTTGCCTTACTGGTGGCCTGAGTAACAGTGCCGCCAGTTGTTGGGCCAATAAGTTTGCCCGCTGTTGCCTCGAAAATGGATGCCATGGTTAATTACCTCGATCAATCCATATTAGAAACGTTGGTTGCCCGAACGATTCCGAGGTTTTTAGTCTCGTAAACTTTCGACCAATTGCCAACAGTTTGGAGTTGAGCCCGTGTTGGGTTCGCGTCGGTCACTGCCCACTTTGCACCAATTGGGTGATAGCAATAGTGAAGGTCGATTGACATGGCGTCAGACTTGGCCAGGATGTCCCGGTCAGTTTCAGTCTGAAGTCCAAGCTGTTCGCCTGAACCAATGGCCCCTTCAGTAAAAAAGTAGGTGGCGTATTCAGTAGAAGAGCCAGTGCCGTTGGTGTTTACGTCGTCGGAAACAATCACGCGCAGACCCATGAAGGTTGGCACGCTAGGGCTTCCAAAAGCTTGAGCAATCGAACCGCCGGAAGCAGTAGCACTGCCGCCGTTGGAGTCAGTTGCCAAGACGTAATCAACAGCACGACGCTCGACAAGATCGTAGTAAACCTTGCTGTGCATACAAATTGCTGTCAACTTTTCGCCTTGATCACCAAGCAGAGCCTTAGCTTCTGCAACGTGGCGAGGGCTCAAAGCTGTGGGCGTATCTCCTGATTCACCATCAATGGTGAGAGGGAAGAACGCAGCGGATGAGCTGGTTGTGTGAACAGTGCCGAAAACACCAGCCAAGCAGGAAAGGAGGTCTTTCTGGCGTTGGTTAGCAATGTAATCAGCAATTTTGGCACCGATAGCGGCCATTGGGTCAGAACCAGCAGCAAGAGCTGCAAGGTCACGAGATTCAAAAGCGCGACCACGATGCAGAATCACGCCAACTTGCTTGTCAGCTGTGATCTTGCCTGGAGTCAGTGAAGAGCTATCAGTGAGAACTTCAAAGTCACCGCTCAGGTTTGCTTTGTAAAACGGAACGTTTACAAAATCACCACCACCTTCTGCTGCATTTAGCTCCGCCATTGGCTGCACCACACCGCTAGCCAAAAAGGCATCACGCTGAGTTGTTTGCTCAATGACGTAAGGCGTAAATACCTCAGGGATGATGATGTCACTCCTTAGAGTTGCCATCTGTCAAAAAAGAGAATGTTTACGGTGTGGGCACAGCCCAACGGCTCAGCACAGCCTTGCCATTAGCTCACATGTTAACGGTTAGCCGCTGTTTTCAACCTTTCATACAAATCACGGTCGGTTTTGAACAAACGTGATTGCTCTGTGAGGTTGAAAGATTCGGGCACAAATGGATTCTTGATCCCAATAACTGATTCGCCAGAGGTGCGGCCAGCAGGTGCTCCGCTGCCTTGTGGCTTGGGTTGCTTTTGCATCCATGCAGGCAAGGTCTTGGCCCATTCACTGACAGGCGTGCGCTGGTAGCCGTCAACGACAACAACCGTCCCGTCTGATTCGCGCTCAATCTGATCGCTGGTGAGCTTAGTTTTCAAGATCAAATCAGGATCATGAACAACGTCAGCAAGGGCGCTAATCGCAGGCGTGATCAGTTCAAGCTCTCTCACACGAGCTTCTAACTCTGAGATGCGCTTGTCTTTTTCCGCCGACGCCTCACGGAACTGCTGCTCCAAAGCTTGGCGAGCTTCCCCGTATTTGCCTTGTTGCTCCAGATCTGCTTGAACCGCCTTTTGCTTGAAGTCCAATAACTCTTGAACATCAACGCCCTCGGGAATGGCTTTGGCTTGAGCTTTTGCTTTTTTGTACTCATCAATCAATTCAGCGTTTTTACGCCGCATCGCTTCGAGTTCTGCTTGCAGTTTGCTGGTGTCAACAGATTGCTCCACAGGAGCAGTTTGTTCTTCAGACATGAATTAGCCACAGGCTAAATTGCTTCACCATTTTACTTTGTTTGCCCAATATGCGGCAGATGTTTTCCCTTTCGCGATGTTCTTTGCGTGACGGGCCTTGAAGGATGCACGCTTTGCTTTATCGGCTGCTGATTCGTTTTTGCGTGGTGGCTTGGTTTTAGCGCCTTGCATCCCGAAACGTATAAGCTTCGGGCTGCCTTTAACGTTGACAACAACAGCGTGCGACTTGCCGCTTGAATGGCTTGGCGTGCGGATTGGCTTGTCATAGCCCTCGAACGTGTGGCCACCTCGCTTGATTTTCACTTTCCCTTAGGCGCTGCTTTCAATTGTGAGCGACGCTTGAGAACAGGGTTGCCGGTGCTTTCTGATTTGACCCGAACAATCGGATCTTTGTCAGTTCCAACCCTGGTGATGGTGCCGCCAGATGGTCCCTTGACTGAGGCACGCTTCCCGCCGCTGCCGGTAACGACGCCAAAGGTTCGCTTGCCTTGATAGACCCAGCTAACGCGAGAACCCTTCTTCACTTTTTCTTGCCTCCTTTTTTCTTCTTCTTAGGCGCGGCCATTTGTGGCTTTTTGGGTCCGTAGTTCTTGCCGGGCATCAGCCTTCCTCTTTTGCTTGCTTTTTGTCAGCCTTGGCCTTTGTAGGCTTTTTAGGTGGGCAGGACGCTGCTGATGCTTCCTCTTGAACCGTCAGCTTAAATTTACTGTGCAGTTTTGACATCGGGATACCGTTCTCTTAGCTGCTTCAAGGTTAGCTCTGACCCGTCTTGAGAGACGAACTTTCTGATCGCCTTGGTTGGGCCAACCTTTTTGACAAGGCTTTCAAAGTAAGGAACCTTTGATGCACCCAATACGTCATCCTTTACGGCCTTGGATTGATTCTCAAGCCATTGGCCATAGGTTTGATCTGATGGCACCAATCCATTGCGGCTGCTCCGTTTGCTTGGCGGTGGCGGATCAAAACCCAAGCCCTTGTAATCAACGATCGGGACTGTTGTCGATCTGCAATTGAAATGCTGCGGCGGTGTTGGCCCTTTGCCGTAGACAAATTCCTTGCCGTCTAGTGACCTGCAAATAGGCGAAGTCCTGCTGTCCAACGTGGCGACATATCGATATTTTTTAGTCACATCTTGATTGGCCTCATAAACCTGTTGGCTTGAAGCGTTAGCCACTTGATTGATACTGGTCCGCATTAAAGCCATCACCTGATGATTTGCCACCGCTGTGACTTCGCCACCGGCTTGAGCCATCTGACGCAAACTCATCGCAGGCTGGCCAAACCGTAAACGACCCTTTAAGCGACGCGCCAACTTATCCGTTGATTCGCCCGTTAACAATCCATTTCTGACCGTCATGCTGAACAGATCAGCTTGAGATTCAGCCAACCCTCGGAATGACTTTTCAAGCACCTTGCCATTTGGCAACGTAATAACTGAGCCTTGAGCTGCGGTTAAACGAAAAGTCGCAGGAGCCCCCGTAACCGCAGCCTGAAGGTCGTCACTTAACGTAACAACATTTAAAGCGGTTGGGTCAATAGTTGCCACCGCTTGAGCAAACTGCGGGCTGATCTGCACGCTTCTAATCTGATTCGCCAGCTCAACAGGCAATGCCTTAGCCAGCTCACTGGTCACAAACTCGCTTTGCAATACAGCCAACCCTTGCAGCTCTTCAACCGCAAGCAACGTGCTGGCCTCTGCCCAGTTATCAAGTGACCCCTTCAGTTGCGCAAGGATCGCCCGAAGCCGTGCAGCTTTGACAGGCGCTGCAAGCTCATCAATCCCACGGAGCTGATCAACAGCATCCAAAATAAGATCGTTATATGTAATGGCAATTCTTTTTGCCACGCTGTTGCTAAAGCGGTTGAGATCGATGGCATTCCGATACAGCTCCGCAGGTGTTGTCATGGCTCTTCAATTCCTACAGCTTCGGGAGGTTCGGCGCAAATGATTGAGACATCTGCGCCACCTCTTAAGGCTTCCCCTACAAGCTGACCAACCTCAGGAATAACGTCTTCATCGTCTTCCCTTAACTGCGACTCAACAACACCAATCGGCATTCCCTTTTCATGCCAAGTCACGCGGATGACAGCGAACAAGTCACCTTCTAATGGCGTTTGCGCGTAATAAAGAACCTGCTGCCTTGACTCAGGCTCAGGCTCTGGTTGCTTTCGTGCAGGCTTGTTCCAAAACATCAGCTAGGGATTTCAGGTTGATCTTCAGGCTCGGCTGACTCTTCAGGCATTGCCGGATTAGCCGCAGGCGTTGGCTGATCCATCTCAATCAAGCCGCCAACCTGTGTTGCCTCTAGCTCTTCCTCGACGTCAAATTCATCGCCAAGAACCTCGCCAGCTTCTAACTGGTTTAACAGCGTGCTTTGAGTGATAGTTCCTGCCGTGTAGAGCTGCAACAGTGATTGGATCTCTGTCGGCTCCAAACGTGCGGCCAAGAAATCACGGTTAACAAAACTGCTGCCAGCTTGTGGCTCTTGCAGATAGGCCGCATGAAACCGCAGGCAATTGTCGATCATGTCCTGCATTTGCTGGGCTATGACCATCATCGTTGAATCGCCTTGGCTACGGTCGATGCGCTTGGCCTCAGCTGTTTCTGCCGATAACTTTTGACCCAGGACAGCAGCAAGCCCTAGCTCGTTGATCTGCGCTGCAATTTGCTCAAGCCGTTGAAACTGCGCGTCGTAGCTTCTTCCACTTGGCTCGATGTATTCAGCGCGGCCTTCCGCTGGAAATGCAATCGCCTCCCCAGGTCCGGCACTTACCTCTTCTGCTGACTGCGGGAAACCGTAGAAGGCAAGCAAAGGGACAGCACTCAGGTGCAATTGATTGTCGAGATCAGACTGGACCTGATATGCCTTGAGGTTGAGCTCTGCAATGTCGGCCATTGGTGGCCGCGACTCCATCAGATTGACGCGGTTGGAATAAGCAACAGAGAACGGGATCTCATCAAGACTGGTTGTGCCTTCATCGACAACGCGGAAATCACCTTTTTGATCTTTCTGATGAATCTCAAATGCGCCTGGAGTTAAGACGCGAACCTGCTCAACCTCTTTCTCGCCGTAGTCACCGTCAGGAATAAGAATCTTTTCCATCAAGCGAAGCTGAGTCAACTTCTGTTGCCCGTCAGTCAGCTCTTGCTTAAACCCAAGAATGTCGCGAGGTGTATAGGTTGCCCAATAAGGCCGACCATTTGACCCTGCTTGAGGAGCGTCAACAAGAACGCCAACATGTCCATATCTGATGCACTTCCTGGCTGTGTCATAGGTCCAGACGTTTAGATCGTTGCCTTGAAGATCAACGTCAAAAAGCTGCTCTGTGATCAGATCGCTCACGTCTGTCAACCTGACGGGCTTACGGGTCAACATGCCAGCCAACATCCGTTCGAGCCTGACGTAATACGGGGCCAACGTTGAACGAATCAACCTGTTGTCGTATGACTCATCAAGCTCTCTAGGCTCTTGCGGCAAATATTTTCGATGCTTCTTCCTGATGCCGTAGGTGCCTTGCAAAAGCACTTCAATCAGCTTCCAGTGCGGCTCCTGATTCACCCAGGCTGTGTTCGGGTCGTTGACGCGAGTAACGCTGCCAACCCGCTGCCTACCACCCGAAAAACCTGAATACACGTTAAAACCCTGCCTAATCCCTTGAGTTTAGTAAAGCCTAATGCCAGTGCCTCGACCAGCACGCGCATAAAGAGGATTAAATTCGCGCCACACTAAATAGCCCAGGCCATCATTCATGTGGTCATAACCAGCGTCTTTGTCTGGATCGCCTTTCTCTGTATAACTTTGCAGCTCTAAGCATTCAATCGTTCGCTTGCAGTTGGCCGCGACTTGCAGTCTTACTTCGCCTTTCCCGTTTTCCAACAGAGCTTGAACAGCAGCCACGCGATCACGAACGGGAGGGTTTGATCTTGGCGATTGATTGGTAAAGCCATAGGACTCCAAGATTTGAATATCGGTTTGGCTGGCGTTCGTGCTGCGGTTACCGCCTGATGCGTCAGGGTAGGCATAGATGCGACGGTCGGGAAAACGTCGTCGTATTTCTTGAGCCAGTGCGTCAGTGTCATGGGCACCGCTGACCTCATCGATCAGCAATAGTTGGTTGCCAAGACGGACAGCGATAACGGCTGACATATTTCCAATATTGAAGTCAACGCCTACGCGGAGGGGCTCATCTTCAACGTTGGGAATATTTGTGATTACGTGCTTTGCTCGGTCGAAACGGTCGTAGACCTGACCGGTCGTGAGATTGCAGAACTGGCCTTCTAGATAAGCCTGCAACAGGCTTGGATCGTAGTTGGCTTGCAGCCGCTCGATGAAGTCTTGGGGCAGGTGTGGATTGTCTGCCGAACGCATCCTAATAAGTTTGCGATCAGGGCGCTGCTGCGCCTCCTCTGTGCCAAACGTGCTCCACATCCAGCGAAAGCCTTCAGGCGTTGATGCGGCAGCAAACTGACGAACGTTGCCAGCGCGAAGACGGCCAAGGATCTTAGGAAACGCCTTTTCTGCTATTGATGGCGTCACCGTGTCAATTTCATCAGCAAGAACCCAAGCAAGGTTTAAGCCAATGATGCGTGACCAATTCTCAAACGACCGGCATAGGATTTTGGTGTTGCCGCCAGGCAAATGCAGAACATATTCAGGAAGCGGTGATGCTCTAAACGTGTACGGGATTTCGTAGCTTTCCAAAAAAGCCTCGAAATCATTCATCCAAATATCACGGATTAATGGCCCTGTCGGCTCCATCACGCAACCCACAAACCCTTGATTCAAAGCAGCAAGAACCACAGCTTTTGCAGCTAAAGATCGCGTTTTTCCCGCTCCATAGCCTGCCGACAAGCCAATGATTTCAGTTGTATTGTCCTCTACAAAAGCAAGCTGGCCAGGGTGTAAATCAGATTTGATTTGAGTTACCAGGCTTTGTATATCAATTTCAGAGTTGTCTTCCCCGATTCGATGCAGAACAGAACCGGTTGAGATGTGATCAAGGATCGTCACTGAAGCACTTGCGCGATCTGCGCTGCGGTCTTAATGCAGCCCAGTGCAGCACCAAGGTTGTTCTGTTTCCTCGCTTCCTTTTGCAGGGTGGCAAGCTGGGCCAGGATCTCTGCTGTAAAAGTCAGCCGGTCCGTTTCCCAGTCAGCCCGGATAAGGTCGCGTGCCTTGGCGATATAGGTGTCTGTGGTGCGTTCTGCGGCCTCCCATTCCTTTGCTGCGTACTGCATGATTTCGGATCGCACAGCACCGTTGGACAGGAGACGGGCGACGCGATTGACCCTCATGTCCATTTCAATTTTTGTTGACTTCTTACTCATCAATCCTCCTTAGTTGCAAGAACCGCTTTTTCTCCAGTGAAGCTTTCCCACCTCTTCACGATAACGTCGCAATATTCAGCTTTGAGTTCCACGGTGTAGCAGCGTCGATTTGTGACCTGTGCGCCTATAAGAGTGGAGCCAGAACCGCCAAAGGGTTCAAGGCACAGCCCATTTTGTGGAAGGCTTGAAAGCATGACGCGCTTCATCATGTCAACAGGCTTTGGAGTTGCGTGGCCGTGCCTTTCGTCGCCATGAACGCGGGAGAACTCCCAAACGTCGCGCATCGCTTCATGAGCATTGTCAAAATATGACCTAGCAGCTGTTGGACTTGCAGGCCCTCCTTTTACTTTTTTCCATTCTGAATTAATCGACCGCCAGGGGCGTTGAAATAGGCCGGTGAATTTTTTCTGAAGAGTGACGTAATGCTTTTCAGGAATAAGCGTGAACTGAGAGCGTGTGAACCAATGGCCGTACATCTGAACACCGCATAGCTCTTTTAATTTGCCTGGATCCAATCCTGCGGCTTTTGCTTGTGTCTCAAGGTAAAAGCGAAGCGATTCCCACGTTTCAGGAAAGTCTTCGGTGTTAATACTGCCCCGGAACTGGTTTCCAATTTGAAAGAACAAGCAATGCTCTGTTGTTGTTGGATATGTAACTTGAGACGGTGACTTCATGCCAGGAATGCACTTTTTATCCCAAACGATTTGGTTGCAAAGTTCCATCACTTCTGAATCACCAAGACCAGCTTTATACCAAAGCCGCCAAAGTTCGGGAGCGTTTCCCCAGATGTAAGCGGAGGCGTTGTCCTCAAGGTATGGGCGAAAGGTTGCCCACCATTCCATTTGAAAGTTGTCGAGCTTCTCGTCATAGAGGTTGTCATTAGCTACACCTTCTGAAGCCTTGCCCATGCCATACGGAGGATCAGCATGAAGCAATGCCGCCTTTTCTCCACCGAGCAAACGCTCAATGTCGGTGGGGCAGGTTGAATCACCACAGAGAACGCGATGCTTCCCAAGGATCCAAAGGTCACCTGGTTTAGTGATGGGATCCTCTGGGGGTTCTGGTACGTCGTCAGGATCGGTGTTGCCTTCTTCTGGTTCGAGTTCAGTGACGGCTAGAAGTTCATCAAGGTCGTCTTGGTCAAACCAAGGGCTGATGTCATGTTCTTCTGAGAGCTGATGCAGCATCTCCTGATCCCACTCGCTGAGATCAGCCGTACGGTTGTCAGCAAGAGCTAGGCCGACCTTTTGCTCTTCTGTTAGGCCCGTGCGTTTAACGGCGATGATCTCGTCACCGTTAGTTTCAATAATGCGTAGGTTCTTGATGCCTGCGGCTTTCGCCCCATCGATAGTGCCATTACCCGCAAGAATGCGATTCTCTTCATCAATAACGATGGAACGTGCAGCTCCGTAACGCTGCAAGGATTCTTTGATGAGTTCTGAAGACCGATCAGTTCTACGTCGTGCGTTTTTGTGATCGGACTTGAGTTCGCTTATAAAACTCACGAAGTGATTTATATCTTATGAGCAGGGTAGCTTATTTAAAGGGGCGTTTCGCCTTGAGCGAGGAGCCAGGCGCGTTGGAGTTGATGGATTTTACGGACGGCGAACAGGTGAGAGGGGCAAAAACCCTCAATCGTCCCAATGCGGATTCTGAGCGATCCATCGGGTTCTGTCGAGATTTTGGCATTGGGAATAGAGCTTGGCGATCCTGCGTTCATGGAGTTTGAAGGCTCTAAGGTCGTTAGCATTTTGGAGGAGGCGGAGCTTGGTGTCGAGAGATTTCATAGGTCTTGAGTTGGCATTGGGTATAGATAGGCCTTGAGGTGTGCTTCCTTGAGGGCTTCAAGGTCAACACCCTTAGCTATCAAAACAGCCTCGTAAAACTTGGTGAGAGCAGGTCGTGGCTTGCCGTTGCCTTTTGCCGGGATAACGTATCCGCAAGCTTCAGCTGCCTGCGATGCAGGCACATCGCCAAGTTTTTTAACTTTGTCAAGGAGGCTTTGGCTCGTAAGTTTTTGCATTTGCTTAGTGTCGAGGTAAATGTTTAAAAAGTGTGATGCCGGGAGATGGATCGCGCCACTAACGCGCCCTGCTTTTCCTTTGTCACCTGTTCAAGGTTTTGTATAGCTTTCAGCCGGATGGGGTTCGGCATCGGGCTTCCCGGCAAGTGTTTAGCCAAAGCCGTTAGCTGGCTTGCGGGTGGGTTTTAATTCTTTAGTTTTGAGTTTTTCGACCATACGTCTGGCTTGTCTAATAGTCATTCCAGAGTTGCCGTCAGTCATTCCATCCTGACCAACTTTTTTTGCTCCGCGCCTTGGGCAAAGAATGCCTTCAATGCCTGATATGCCGTGATTGAGGTTAGCCATGTTTAGAAGGGGCAGGTTTCGATTGTGTAGGCCAGGCCGTCGAGGATGGCGTCATCGGTTAGCTCTTTGAGTTCGTCTTGGTTCAGAGCCCATTCTTGCCAAGCTTCTGTGATGACAAAGAAGGTTGGTTCAACGGTTGGGACTGGTTGAGCGTCTTCTATGCGTTGAAGAGCTTCGTAAGTGCGTAGTGAGGCTTCGTGAAAATCCATGGATGCTTCTCAGCGGTAAAGGGAAAAGGGGCCGAAGCCCCTAATGATCAAAAGGTCTGCGAGCAAGTGATGTCAACGGTTGCGTTGTTGAAAGGCTTAGCGGTTGCGAGGAATCGGGATGCAGCGCGGATACCTGTGAAGTGTCCACCGCAAAATTCAACTGCTGCTCTGTGTGCGTCGCGTTCAGCGGTGCTGCCTGAGAAGTAGAAAAGCACTGAGCTTTCCCAGGGCTGGGCAGTGTTGCGGAGGCGGACGGCGAACTCAGTCATTTTAAAAACCAGCTACAGGGCTGGAAGCGGTGCCATCTCTGGCTTGAACTAATGGTAGACCATTGGCCAGGATTTGGCAAGCACTTGGTCAGATCACTGTTCGCGTTTGACTGTTGGGGTCAGAATCATCCAAAGCGTGGGCCTCAGGACCAAAGCCTTCGCGCTTGATTGCCTCTAGATCAAGAGCTGGTTGAGCCTTAGGCGCTTCTAAACCGTCCAAGAACGCATCAATAGCCTCACGGGTTGGCGTGCCTTTAGGCCACTTGATCCAACGCATCATCTCCCTGCGGTCATAGAACAGGCGAGAGGTGTGAGGCTTCCATGCGACGAAGTACGGGCTGGGCCCCTCCCTGACGATGTGCTGCTCAATAAGCAAGGCTCCAGGGACGTGAAAACTTTTGGGCTTGAGCATGATCAGAGATCAACAAGTTGATTGGTTCCAGCTTTGACGATCTTGATTTGGCTCCCATTTGTTCGCCAATTGCCAAGAACGACTTTGTGTTCAGCTGGGTCGATGACCTCCTCACAAGACTGCAAGCTGTAAAAATTTTTACCGCATAGCTTGCATTTTCTGTATCTAACGATCTTGCCGTTAGGTGCGTAAAAAGTCCTTACAGCTTTGGTTTCATCCTGACCGCATCCTGGACAGGGTGGATGAGGGTAGAGAGTTTTAACGGCCATAGCCTCCTTTTTTGCGTTCTCTGTAAGCCTCAAGAAAAGCTTTCTCAAGGGTTGTTGGTTTGAGTTCTGGGTTTGCGTCTAGCTCTAAAACACGGCGACGCATAGCGAGTAAATTTTCCTCGTTCATGCCTTTGCCGCAGCCGTAGTTAGCCATTTGCGTGGAGTTGATGCAGAGACGCCATAGCGGGCAGCAATGGCCTTCCATGTGTAGCCATTAGAGCGCATACGTTTGATGCGTGCATTCCTTGACTCTGTTGCGTACAAAAGCAAGAGGACAGGGATTGTCAAAACTGCCAACAGGGTGGCAGCCAAACAGGTAAAAGTTGTCATTGGGAAAAGCTCAGTGAACCCGTCTCCGGGGAATCAGATATTACCTTGCTGGCATACCACTGTCAAGTAGTTGAGCCTTGCGAGCAATGACGGCTTTTAATTGATTGATCTTAGTTTCAGTGAGATGCATGGACGACACCCAGCCAAGCTCAGTCAGGCCGCTTTCAGCGTCAGTAACGACGATTTCAACAGTGCCGTCATCCAAGGTGCGAGTGGTTGAAGTCATTGTTCAGTAATTAGGCGAAGTGCTGGAGTAAGGCTCACGCGCCAAACCCCTTGCCGTTGGCACTTCAGGCAACGGAGGACAAGCCAACTTTTGAATTGGCTTTGCGAGCATAGCCATCAAGACGCAAGGGTCAAGCCTTTTTGTTTTTGTTGGCAGCCATAGCGCAAATTACTGTGCAGACGATAGGTTCCACGCGGTGACGTGCAATGTCTGGAAACATTCGCGTTACGGCCAAAACAGCGCGATCGATCGTGTCTCGACCTGAGTCCAAGTGAACAGAGGGCTTGATTGATTTTTTGGCTGGAGGGTTAACAGCAGAGGCGATCGCTTCTTTGATCAAAGCTGAACGCGGCATCCGACGCTTATGAGCTTGCGCGTCAAGAAACTCCAGCTCTGTATCAGTCAGCCGAATGCTGACTCGGTTCAATTCGCTAGTCATCAGAAATCAAAAGGACCAAGGGATTCAGCCACCTTTGGAGCGGCTTGGCAAGGGCGAACGTCAATATCAAGGCGAAGGTTGCTGATCGTGACAGCAGGGCTGCCCAGCTTCTCAACGGTGATCTTGTCAGGGTTCGTTCCGTCTCGGACAACGTAGCCGTTGGCCCAGGAACCGCCTCTAAAGATCTCGACAGGAGTCTTTGGATCTATTGCAGCAGGCTTTGGATCTAATGGTTCAGCCAGTAGTTCGGCTGTACTGTCCTGAGAGTTAGATTTATTGGATCTAATGGATTTAATGGCAAAAGATCCAAGAGATCCAGAAGATCCAGCTTCTGAGCCTCCCAGGGACCATTCCATCGCAGCAGGGCTTGCCATCCAAAATTTCCGGGGTCTTGAGCCTGTGTCTTCCTCTCTGACGACCTCGGCCAAACCCTTTGCTTTGAGCGAGCGCAGCTCTCTAGCAACGTGGCCCATTTGCTTGTTCAGCTCGGTTGCAACCTCTTCAGGAGACACGTCAGCCTTAAGAGCGGTTCGCATCGTCAAGTAATCAAAAACGCTTGCTCGCACGCCTCCCAGCTCCATGATGCGGCTGCCTGCTCGTTCAACTTTTTGAGCTGCCTCCAGGAGGTCGAGATAGGTCCAACCGCCTTCGGGCATGTACTGACCCATGACGCCGCCGCTTTCGTTAGCGCCTCGACCCTTGCCTGCAAATCCAACCCGCTTATCTGTACGAGCTAGGCCGTCCTCCTCTTGCGCGACCCAGCGCATAAGGACACCCCAAGAGAAGACAGAACTGATGGAGCTGCTCCCCCTGCATTCGGTGATCCAATCCCAAGTGCTTGGCCGTTTGACCGAGTGATGGATGACCAGAAGAGTGGCCCCGGTCTTTCGCAGCTGACTGATTGCAGATCTGATCGGTTGGGCATAGCGAGACGTGTTCTCTTCAATGCCGGTCGGCTCCATCATTGAGCTAAGTGAATCGATGATCACGAGCGGAAACTGATGTTTTTCAATCTCCTCTCGCATCCGACGCAAACCGTCTTTTGTGAAGTTGTACTGTTCGCCCGTCTCCATCGAGCAAAAGAAATCGATTGAATCGCTTTTCAGGGTTTGATCTTCTGCGACAAGCTCTTCCCGGTGCAACAAGTGCAACCAATCGCCTTCGCTTTGATCGGTGCCAAAGACGAGGACGGGCATCCGCTCACCAGGAATCGACAGATCACGGCCAAGGAATTGCGGCTGCTTGTCGCGTAGAGCTGCAATTAAGCCTGTTGAAAACGAACTCTTACCAACCTTGGGCTGACCAATGATCACGTTGGATTCGCCCAGCTTGATCATGCCGTCAAGCAGGAAGACAGATTCGGTGGCCTGTAGTTTTTCGCCTGCGCGGTAAACCTTGCCTTTGTGAAGCCTGCGTTCTGCTGCGTCTAAATACGCTTGGAGTTCAGGATCGCGTGCGTCGTCGTGGGCGCCTAGCTCGAAAGCTTTGTTTCGCATGAGAGGCATCCAATCCCGTTCCCTCTCCGCCTGGATTACTTTCTCGGCGTGGAGGGCTAGAGCTGTTAATGACTCTTGAAGCGCGGGTTTTGAGTTGTTTGGAATAGGCTCCATCTTTTGCCTTTGAAGGGGAATAGAAATCTGAATCTGAATAAACGCCTAGGCGCTCTAACTCTTTGAAAGCCATCAGCTCAGAGCTGCTGACGAAAGGATGATCATCATCCCAAGCCTTGAGGGCTGCATCTGACTTTTGAGCTTGAGTCTCTGTGTAGTAACCGATCACCGCCAAGTCATCGTCAAAGAAGCCAGGCAAGCTGTAGGGCACCCATTGGAGCAAGTCATAAGCCCGCTGTTCTTGGTGTAGATCAGTCACGAGCCAGGGGCTCAGGCTCTTGAGCAATGGCACGCTGGAGAAGCAAGTTCACCCAGCCAGTGCGAGAGACGCCGATGGGCTTCTTTCTGTCCACCTCGGCAATGACCCTTGGATCAATCTGAACGCGGACATCTTGGAACAAATCTGCTTCTGGCATGTTCTGGGGTTGATTCAGGTCTGAATATGGTGCATATTGACCGAGCACGCAAGTCACCATGTTAGATCCAATCCCTGAACTGTCCTTTGACAGCAAGCGTCATCTCTACTCTTATAAGGGTGAATGGCTGGCCCACTCCGTTTCTGCCGTTACGGGCGTTGACATCACGCCTCAACAACGCGCTGGGTTTGAGAAGTACAAACACGGGCCTGATGGCTGGGCTATCCGGGGCCAGACGATTCACAATTGCCTTGACAAGCATTTGCGAGGCGAGCCGCAGATCTATGATGACAAATGGTCCCCGTGGGTTGAGACGCTGCTTGAAGATGATCTGTTCAAGAACGTCAACCTGATGGCTAGTGAGTATTCGCTCTGCTTGCGCAACAGCTCCCATTCCATTGGCGGAACGCTTGACTTTCTGATCAGCTACGCAGACGACCCAACGTTTCTGATTTTGGGAGACCTAAAAACCGTTTCAAGAAAAAACGCCGTCTCAAGCCGTAAGGCGGCAACCGAGCAGCTTGGCGGCTACTTGACCATGATTAACCAGCACTGGCCCAAGCTCTACGTCAGTCAATGCGTCACGGTGGTGTCTGGCCCTGAAAAATGCAAGGTGATCGAGCAAGAGCCTGACGAATGCCTTGAGGCATGGCGTGGAGCCCTGACTCGCTTTGATGCGCTGCAACCTGACTTTTAATCGGTCACGCCGGACACCTCGGACACCTCGGACACTTCGGACACTTCGGACAGCCTGGACAGAAACAGATGAACTGGACCGCGATCTTGAAGCAAGGGCAGATCGAGGAACCGCCCGGATACAAAGAAACGGTCGAGGTCATCAAGGCTGACCCATACCAAAAGCCAAAGAAGAAACAGAAGAAGCGTTGACAATTAATCACTGGTATGCCATTATTCCTGCACGAGCGGAGATCGCTCACCACTTCAACAAAATGACTTTCTACCAATCACAAAAGCTTCACTCGGGCTTTTACGGCAACAAGCGTTGTGTCAGCCTTGCGGCTCCCGTCGTGAGCGTTCTATTTGCTGCCCTGCTGTCAGGTGCTGCTTGGTACAGCCTGACTTCGACTCTTGATGACATGACCCAGCGCGATTGCAACGCTGGCATTCAGAAGGCTTGCGAGGCTCTTAAGTAGTTGTGTCTTTCTATAACACCAACAAAGAAAACCCTGAAGAATTTGCTGACTCTTTGCAAAAAGCCAAAAGGCAAGAGATTGTCATTTATGATCTCTTTCTTCTTTTTAATGAGCCCTTGAGCCCGTCAATGGTTTGCAAAGCTCTTAACGAAAAATGGCCAATTACGTCAATTCGCAGAGCAATGACAAACCTCACTAATGACGGGGTAATTGTCAAAACTCAAGAGACCGTGAAAGGCGTTTACGGCAAAAACGAGCATCTTTGGTCTTTGCCGGAAAAAACCTCGGACTCAAAACAGGCTTTATTGTTTGATTTCTAGCCCTATGAAGCTTTGCCTGCCTCTAACAGTTTCACCTTTACAGTTTTTGGCAAGCCAGCCCCTCAGGGCAGCAAGCGACACGTTGGCAGAGGCGTCCTTTTGGAGTCTTCAAAACGTTGCAAGCCGTGGCGACAAATTGTTGCCTTGGCTGCGCAAGAGTCATTACCTGATAACTGGTATGCCATAATGGATAGGCCGATGAGTGCATCAATCACTTTTGCCTTCGATCGGCCAAAATCCCACTACAAGGCAAACGGTGAATTAAAATCATCAGCCCCTGTTCACTGCGCTAAAAGGATTGGAGATTTAGACAAACTTTGCCGTGCTGTTTTTGACAGCCTTGACACCGCAAATGTTGTCAATGACGATTCTCAATTCGTAAGCCTTTATGCCCACCGACGTTTCACCACCCGACATGAACACCCCTGCGCCATCATCACCGTTACAGCCCTTTCCTAATCTTGGCAACGTCATCACAACCGATGACGTAAGCCAAAAAGGCACAGGCAGTTACAAAGCCGACTATGTCAACTGGTGCCGCACCATGCACCTGTTGCATGAGCACGCTCCAGGTTGGCAATTTTGCCTTGCTCACTACGTTGACGCTAGTCATGCGTGGAAAGCCCCAAACGGTACGGCTTACGTTGTTGGCTACTTCACCGGCCCCAATGGTGAACGAACGCCTGACTTCCCTCAGGCAATCATGGATAACCGCAACAATGCGGTTGCTTATGAAAAAGTCAGCGCACGAGACCTTACGGACTCTCACAGAAGATGCCTGTGTACCGCAGCCGCTGCACAGTTTGGCCTCGCTTGGCAGCTATGGGCACGCGAAGAAGTTGAGAACCCTCACCGGGCTGAATCAACTCCAACCGCCAAACCTGCCGCAAAGCCAGCACGGATAGATGACAATCCCACTCCTGAAGACGTTGCGCCTGGTGAACCGTTTGCGCCCGGCGAAGAACCTCTTTCTGAGAACGATCGCAATCTCTGTCTTGGCTTGATTAAAGAGTTAACACCGGAGGGCCTTGCGTCCTTTTGTGAAAGCTTTCGACGGGACTTTAATTTAAAGCCCGATGCTAAAGTAGCTCCTGCTCTTACGAGTAAAAAGCACCAAGACTGGATGAATGCCAATCTAAAAAATCACGTCAATGTCTGAAGACAACAAGCCAAAAACCCGCTCTGAACGACAAGCTGAGCAAGACGACAAACGTGTTCACAACTTGTTTCAAGTTCGTCTTGACGAAAGCCTAGGCAACAAACTTCGCGACTTTATGAGGCAGCGCGATTACAACACCAATCAAGCGCTCAAAACCATCATCTCTCGTTTTTTCACAGGTAAGTAACATGGCTGATTTTCCACAAGACGCATTTACCCTCTGGTTCACCTGTAATAAGGACTCGAAAACAGACGGAGCTTATTGGGCTTCCTCTGAGGTTCCTGTTGATGAGCTTCGCAAGCTTTTTGCATGGATCAAAGAAGCTCCAAAAACTGAAAACGACAAGGGTCAGGAATGCGTTCAGCTACGGGCTGGCCTTCGCCCTAGGGTGAGCAAAGCCGGTAATGATTACCTGTTGCTTGCAATTAGCGATCAGAAGCCACGCAAGCCGGAGGCAAACAACAACATCGATTTCTGATGCTTGGGGCATCAAGTGGGCCAGGACCGAAAGGACTGGCGGGGGTGGAAGCCTGTTGACCGCTTCGTGTAAGTCCCCCACCACCGACCTAACTTGAGGAGATGTCAAAACCAACTATCAAGCGCGTCTCAAAGAACGGTGAATGGGTTTGGGAAGTTACTTATGGCGGCACCGTTCGCTGGCACGCTCAAGACTGGCAAGCTCGTTGGATTTACGAGGAGGCGTTGCGTCTTTATTCCAAGCAAGTCAACTGAGCATCCATATCCGCAATGCGGGTGACGGCTTGGCTAAGCAGCTTTCGCTGATGCCAATTCTGCCTAACCAGTGCGGCGCATAAGCCTTGGACCTCTCCGATGTCCGTAGTGTTGTAAATAGAGCGAACCGAACGCTCCATCATTAGCTCTTCATGGAGACTCTGTTCTGCGATCATCCATTTCATGTCGTCCATTTTCAAGCCCCGTGTGGCTTCTTGCCCTACAAGCTAAGGTCATTAACCGTTGCCTTGCAACCTTGAAATCAGGCGATCCAGATACCAACTTGCCTTGCCAGCGTCTTGAAGGCAGTTGCCCTTATGCCACATCCTAAGCAGATATTTCAACGCTTGGCCTTGCAAATAACCGCTTACTGCGTCGTCAGCCTTTTCCACTGAATCTTCAATGATTTCAATTGCTTCGATTCGGCCTTGGGTGTAATGATCCGGCGAGTTGATTAAGTCTGACATTAGCTAGCAATAGACGGCATAACCCGCAGATGGTTGTTGTAGTTGCCTGTCACCGCATAGCTAAGTGCTGGAACATTGCTCATTCGATGAAAAACCATTTGTCCAATTTTCAGGTTGGGATATAAATGCAAGCCGTGATAACGGCGCTCATTCTTTAACTCAAGCGTCAGCTTGCTGTTATTCCAGCCAGGGTCACACCAACCAGCCAACAAATGATTTAAACCTTCTCTGGCACGGCTTGATTTCAATACGAACGCAGCCGATATGTCATCAGGCAGATTAAAAGTCTCAATGGTCTCAGCTAGTACAAACTCACTAGGTGCTAAATAATAAGGATCCTCCTCTGTTCGGTCTGAAATATCAATATCAATTAGCTCACGCTTATCGCTTACCTCAATCATCAAGCGATGGCCAAGACGAAGATCCAAGCTTGCCGGATTCAACAGTTCTGGGCAAAACGGCCAGACCATCTGATGGCTATCGCACAAGGCACGGATTTCGTGATCGCACAGAACCGCCATACAGGTCAGCAAAAAATGGTTGACAGTCCCAACATACCCTAGTGCTCGCTTCCCCTATCCCGTGTTTTTATTTAACGTCAACGAGAATTGCCCAACCTGTCCCAGGCGCTTCACATTCCCAGCGGCGCAACCAACTCTTACGGCCATAGTGCACGTACTCACCGCTTTTTTGACTGTTGCTTTTGTAGCCACCATTCAAAATGTCAGCTTGGCCATTAGGGTCATGAAAAATAAAAGCTTCTGGCGTATAGCCAACACAACAATTCCAATGTCCTCCTCCGCTTGGGTTTGAAGCTGGCCCTTTATGCAACCAACCAACAGCAACTGGGCGATTATTGTTGATCTCCTCTTCCAGCATCTTTGCTGTGCCGTTAGTAATAAAGCGAGCTTTCAATCCGCATTCTTGCAGCGTACTAAGTTGCGCTTCAACAGACGTAGTATCGCCAAAATCGCTGCGAATATTGTTATAGACATCGTCGCTGCTGACTTTGCCGTAATACTGCGCGATCATTGCACAGCTGCTTGAAAAGCATTCGCGATAACCTGCGCCAGATTCGTTGTCTAGCTGGTACTGATATGGGACATCTAAAACCTTTTCGCTTGAACCAGATGTTTCGTTTTCGTTCATCAAGCGGATTAACTTTTCTGCATAGTTTGGATCAGTAGCGTATCCCTCGCTTATTAAGTCGCGAGCACAATCTTCGCGGGTGGTTGCACTGTTGACACCTCGATAGCTTTTAAAATTCTTATACCAGCGAGTTGCTAAGTAATCAATGCAATCGCCAAGGCTTTCAAAATCAATAAAACTGTCTTTTATTGAGATGTATTCGCCGTTGATGTACTCCGTCGTTTTGACTTCCGTACCATCGCCTTTCAACCCGAACGCATTCCACTTTCCAGAGAAATGCTTGCCCCAACCGGATTCAAGCGCCCATTGAGCTGCAACGCATTCAGGGAATTTAACTCCAGACTCTTTGGCTAGTCTCTTAACTCCGCTCCAGCTGTTGTCTGACTGTTTACCGGCTTGGCTCCATGTTGCAAACCACGGTCTGTCACGCTGCATTGCAGTTTTGTAACCATTATCAGCAAGGTCTTCCTCTAGCAGCGGAATACTTGCTGCCTGATGAGGCAAGCCTTTGTAATACCTAAAAAGCTGCTCTAGGGTAATCGCTTTACTGTTCGTCATTATTCCAGGGTGATCTGATGTGTAGGTCGTCGATTTGAGTTGGTGGTGGCATCACTGGCGGCTGTAATTTGTGCCAGCGTTCAACCTCAGCATCTAAGCGAGGTTTTAGGGTTGCCTCGAATTTGCGACGTTGAATTGCACGCTGAAAACCGTCAAGCGGTGATCGCGTTGAGAACCTAAATAACCACTTGCCATCAGCGGGAATCAGCCCTTTTTTCCCTTTAAAGAACGCAGAACAGTAAACAGGAGTTGAAACACTGAGTTGTCCTTGAGCTTGCTCATTCCAATCAGCTCACTAGCGGCTGCGACCACAATCCAAAATGCAGGATGCGCTAAGACTTCTTCGATGCCCATTTGAATGTCTGTAATTCTTAGTCAAGTCTAGCCTTAGAACTTTCCAAGACACTTATGCGGTTGCCATGATCGTTTAGGCGTTCGTAGATTTCGCGGCGATCAGCATTGGCCTGAACTTTTTCCGCCTTCATGTCCTGATGCAAGTCTTCAAGTTTCGTTGCAATAGACTCGACACCGGCTGTGAGGCGAATAACCGCTTCACGGCTTTCGCTGGTGCGTCTGGTGAATCCAGAAACGCTCATCCCTGCAATACCAAGAGACGCGCCTAAAATTGCGGCGTAGATTTCAATCACGGCTGACGCGCTCCTTCCCCGTCACTTTAGAGGGTCAGGCTTGCCATTCAATATTGTCACAGCTCGTCGATAGAACATGGAGTCAGTTTTCCCAGCACTTTCTAGAGCTTCTTTTACTTTTCTCCAATTCTCGTAAGTGCGGGAATCCATCAGCCCTTGCCTTGACCGCGATACTTCCTCCCATTCTTGCGACCATGGGAAGATTTGCTGTTTAAACCGTTGCCTTGGCGTGTTTTCTTTGGCTTGCCTTTTACAAAATCAACCGCAAAAGCACCTTTGGGTTTAGCCATTGATGCTCATCGTGTTGTAATGCTTCTTCGCCAACCCTGTGTACAGGCCGTGCATTGGATGATCCTTGTCATCACGACCTTCGTATTTGTAGAGGGCTTCAATCCAGGCGGATCTATTACGCATTGCCTCTTGGTCTTCCGCTCCAGGCTTGCTGGGCATCATTGGGTCAGGGCGTTTCATTAATTAAGCAGACCAGGGAACACCAACGCTTGTAGTTGGAGTGCGCTTTTGATACTACTGCTCCTCGGGAAACGGGTACTTTGCCTTTACTGCAAGACAGGCAGCCTTGTATTCATCGATTTGGTCTTGATCGTCTTTGGCGGTCCCGTCTAGAAAATCCTGAATCGGTGGGTATTCCGCTGCTCGTTGCAATCTGA